TTTGGGTGGGTATCTGAGACCTATGACGTCAACACAGTCTATCGTAGATGGGGAAAGGAGGTAACGCCGGGCAAGAAGGCTTCACCTAATCTACTCGAGAAGCGGGTTCTTGAGAAGGTTGACCTAGTAGGGACACTGGGTGGATCCCACATCACCCCTGATGGTCAGGAGCTCGTAGTTGTTCATAGACTCTTCATTCGACCGGGTCACAGATACTTCCCGGATGGCGCCGAGATCATCTTCACTGACGATGAGTTCATCGATGCCACGCCGTACCCCTTCGGACACGGTGAGCTGCCGATTTCGGCCATGGGCCACATCCCCATGCCCGGTTCACGCTACCCATTGTCAGTGGTGTCCCAAATCCGAGACCCTGTTCTCGAGATCTCTAAGACAGAGTCTCAACTTGTAGAAAACAGGAACCTCGTTTCCAACCCTCCGTTCATCGACTACGATTACCACAATATCCCCGAGGGGAAGGTCACTAACGAACCGGGCCTACGTCTAACCATTCCTTTCCGGCCGAATGGTTCAGATCCCCACTACATGGACGTGCCGGAAATGCCCGCTTATGTCCAAAACCTCCCAGAGAATCTACAGCAATTCGTCAACACCATCGCCGGTCAGGGAGAAACTACCCAGGGCCGGGTACCAACTGGAGCACGTTCCGGGGTGGCGATTGCATATCTACAGGAGGAAGATGACACGAAGCTGGGGCCGACAATTCAGGAGTTCGAAGAGATGATCGAGAGGTTCGCATGGCAGATGATGCGGACCACAGCCGAACGCTATGACATTCCTCGTATCGCTCTGATTCCTAAGAAGCACGCAGAACCGGAGGTAATCCATTTCATTGGTACACAACTCACCGGCGTAGGTGGTGTGAAGGTACAAGCAGGATCTGCACTCCCTCGTTCCCGCGCAGCTATGCAGGCTTTTGCTCTAGACCTGTTCACTATGGGCATCGAAACCGACCCACGTAAGATCAAGGAGATGTTGGACCTCGGTCAGGGTCAGCCTGAGGAATGGGAACGTGACATGCAGCAGGCTGAGCGTGAGAATCAGAAGCTCTCGCTTGGCAACCAGCAGAAAGTGCTGGAGTGGTACAACCACATGGCCCACCTTGTAGTGCATCGTAGGCACATGAAGACTGTGGAGTACGAGAACTATCCTGAGCCTATCCAGCAGATGTATGAGGAGCATGACAAGATGCATCAGAAGTTCCTCACTGGTGTAGCTATGGCGCAACAGGCTGGTGTCCCGACTCCTGGTCAATCTATGCCACAGCCACAAGTAGAGAATGGGGCAAATAATCAAAGCCCCGTTCAAGGTGGCCCTGTAGCCGCACAGAATGGCGCTGCACCCGCTGGTCCGATGGATGCAATGCCACAATAAGATAAAATGGAGATGGTTATGACTCACCAAACCGAAGGGCCGCCTCTCTCAACTGATGATGATGGCGAGAAGCTCAAGAAGAAGGAGTTTGAGGCGAACATGGAGGAGGCGCGGCGTGCGCAGAACCTCCCTGAGGGTGCCGTTCCCGAACAGCGTCCGATCGCTTCTCAGACTGTAGATGACCCTCACTCAGAGCTGTATAAGCGGCTCGTAGAGGATGGCGATCCTACAGCACAGAACCAGGAGGCAATGCCTAAGTCAGCATATGACAAGGCTGCCTCTGCTGCTCAGGCCTCTAAGGCTGAGAAGGAGTCGTTCAAGAACGTTCGGCTCTATCCTGGTGCTCGCGCGACGATCAATGACGGTCCCCGTAAGGGTACCTCAGTTGCCGTCAACCGTGTAGTCTCATTTGAGTCCTTTGAGGATCAGATGAAGGGCAGCTCCGGTTTCCCCGATCAGAACAACAGGGCAATCCCGGCTGAGTATGAGGTTACTACACGCGACGGGCGTGGGGAACTCCTCATTGTAGAGGCTAACCTGCTTGACGTTCCTAAGGAGCAGGGCGACTGGGGACGGAGCTCAATTCAGTGAGCGCTTTACCTCAAATGGCCGGTGGCGGAGGTGGTAGTCCAGAGGAACTTCTCCCCCAGATTGTTGATCTCTGTAGTCAGTACGTAAGTGCTGGTGGGGATCCTAACATGTTGGTGGAGCAGCTTGCTCCCGCACTAGACCCCGCTGCAGCTCAGGGTGGGGGGCCACCTGAGGGCGCTGAGGGCGAAATGCCCGGCGGTGTCCCAGATATGCAAGGAGTGTCACCTAGTGCTCCTCCGTCTTCAAATGACGGGCAGCACCCATTTGCTGATGCCTCAGCAATGGCAATCGAGGATATGATGAAGAAACGTGGGTCCAAGGCTCCTATCTAGGAGTACAGACCTCTATGGAGGGCTAAATGCTCAACTTTTGTAAACCGACTATTATGTATGCCGCTATCGATCCTGGTAGCGGCGGTGGTGGGACGTCTCCAGGCGCACAGCCTGTAGCGCCGGCAACGACACAGCCCGCAGAGGGCCAAGGTCAGCCTCCGCAACAGAGCCAAGGCAACGGGTTTCGCGACACCTTCTTTCAGGGTGTGCCGGACGATCAGTGGGCGGTTCTTGAGCCGCACGTTGGTCGTATTAACCAGCACGTCACCCAACTGCAGCAGCGATATGCACCTTTCCGTAGTTACACACCAGAAGCGGTGCAAGGACTGGCAAGGTTCGCTGAAGCATTTGAATCAGATCCCGCCGGACAGTGGATTGTGCTCGCCCGCGCTCTACAACAGCAGGGTAAGCTCGATCCCGATCTCGATGTAGATCATCTTGAGACTCTCCTTAAGGGGGAGGAACAAGGCCAGCCACAGATGCCGGAAGGCCTCACTGGTGATGACCCGCGCGACCAAATCATCCAACAGCTCCTACAGAAGGTTGAGGGGCTCGAGGGTAAGTTCACCCAGACTGAGACTCAGCAGAAGCAGCGTGTAGAAGACGCAGCGCTGAAGCGGAGCCTCGGGTGGATGCGCACAGAACTCACAAAGGCTGGCATCGATGAGTCCCTACTTACTGACCAGCGCTTGATCGCTCAGTTTGTAGGACACGGTGGAAATGCACAAGCAGCAGTACAGGACGCTATTGAGTACCGTACCGCTATCATGGGCGGTGTGGTTCCGAATCCTGCACAACAGAAACAGTCCAAGCAGCTGTCTCTGCCTAACGGGGCTCCAAAGGTCCCTGCTGAAGGACGTCGCCCCAAACAAGGTAGTAACCGTAGGGGTATGTTTGCTAACGTCTCTGATGCGGCTGAGCAGTACATGTCTCGGGCTAACCAGTCACAGTAGAAAGAAGGTGAAACCGTGGCACAGAACACTGCTAATGCTGATGCAGTCCTTAAGGACTACTATCTGACTCCCATTCGGGAGCAGCTAAATCAGCGGGCGGTGCTTATGTTTGCTGCGGAGGACGAGGGTGAACCTCGTACCTCCAAGGGCGAAACAGCTCCGTTCCGTGGCCTCTCGCGTGAGGCCGAGCGCATCGAATTTGCTGGCCGTCGCTGGGTCCTCCCGGCGCACAAGAGCCGCAATGAGGGCGTCGGCGCAATCGACGAGGGTGGCACCATCCCGACTGCTGGTCAGCAGGGGTGGGTGGACTTCATTGACGTCCTTCGCCACAATCTCGGTTCTATCGAGATTACACGCTACGCTATCCGTCTCTCGCGTCGTAAGCCGGGCGCTTTCGTCCGTCTGCTCGAGGCAGAGACTGAGGGTCTCGTGCGCGACCTCCGTAAGGATGTCAACCGCCAGGCCTATGGTAACCAAACCGGTGCTCTTGCCGCAGTCACTGCTGATGGTGCTAACACCGTCACTGTAGACTCGGTCCAGTACCTCCGCGTTGGTATGCGCATCGACTTCATCGACTCAACCAACGATACGGTCCTCGCTGCCAACCGCACCATCTCGGCGATCAACGCTTCTACTAAGGTTGTGACCTACTCTGGTGCTGACGCAACGGCTACGACGAACCACCGTCTCTGCCGTACGGGCAACTGGAAGAAGGAAATCCACGGCCTTGGTAACCTCATCGGTTCCACAGGTACGATTCACTCTGTAGACTCAACTGCTGCCGGCAACGAGTGGTGGCGGTCAATTACGTTCTCGAATGGTGGTAACCCGTTCAACGAGGACCTGGGTCAGCAGGTCATTGATGGCGTTGGTACCTCGGGCAATGGCGAGGTTGAGCTCCTGCTCACCACTCGTGGTGTCCGTCGTCGTTACGTCAACACGCTCAAGTCGGAGAAGCGCTTTACCGACAAGGAGTCCGTCACCCTCCGCGGTGGCTTCAAGGCCGTCATGTTCAACGAGTTCCCGCTCGTCTTCGATGATGACTGCCCCAAGGGCACCATGTGGTTCCTCAACACTGAGGCGCTCGCGTGGATCTTCCTCCCTGACGGTGATCAGCCGGGTAACTGGGACTGGGTCGACGATGATGGTGCTATCCTCACCCGTAAGGCAGACCGTACGGATGCCTTCGAGGGCTACCTCGCAGCGGATCACAACCTCTCTGTGACTGCTCGTAACCGCCTGGGTAAGATTGACTCCCTTGAGGACGATGCAGCCGGCCTGTGGCTCTAAGGAGTTACTATGCCTCTTGCATTTACACCAAGCACTACTGTCCAGGGGGGTACTCAGGGTGAAGCTCTTGCCCTGAGCGCTGGTTACTGGCTCACAACGGGAACTCTCACGTTCTCGGGATCCTACTCAACCGGTGGCGATACTCTCGCTGCTGCTTCTGTAGCTAAGCGTATCCCAGTCTCGGGTACGATTAGAGAGATGATTCCGGTGGGTACCGCACGCGGTAACACTATGGAGTACGATCTCGCCAATGGTAAGCTGAAGTTCTATGCCTCGGCTAACACCGAGGTTGCGGCTGCTGCTTACAACGCTGCACTGACAGCTTCTCCTGTCCCTGTAGCATTTCTTATCCGTGTCTAACCGAGGTGATCTAATCTAATGAGTAGTGTCAGAGCCGCAGCTCGTCCAGGGCTGACATACATGGATGCCAATCTGGGTCGGCTTGTAGAAGAGGGGCCAGACGTAACTGATGCTAAGGCTAAGCTACGCGAGCTCGACTCTGACCTCTCATGTTACTACGATACACACCAAAAGGAGTGGATCGTAGTTTGGTGGAACGAAAAGAAGAAGCAACAGGAGTTCATTCTCTCCGATAGGCACCTTGAGCGCGCGTATCAGAGGACACTGAAGGGTAAGAACGACGCGCCCGGTGCTGAAACCGGCGATCAGATGGCAGCACGTCTCGAGAGAGAGCAGGATGCAGCTAAGGACGCCGAGCTTGATGGATTCAGGGATATTTCCGGTGACGCCGCTGAGCGTCTTATTCACGCCTTCAAGAAGGATGGTATCCTTGACCACGAGAACATCTACGGTCCCAAGCCTCGTAAGTGGGCCGCTAGGAGGGATGTGAGGATCCGTGATCGTTAGCCAAATTAAGACGGGGGTCTACCGTTACGGGTTTGATTCCACTGACCCAGTACTAGACTGGATCAATGAGGCACTCACTTACTTTGTAGACGCTTTCAACTGGCCTTGGCTCTACACAGAGATAGGTGGTAACCTCAATATTGGTGCTTCTTTCTTATCTCTGCCCGCTGATTTTCTTACTCCACAGGCTATCCAGATTGCTGATCCGGGTGCTACATTTGGACCCTATGATTACTTAAGACTTGATAGTAGACTAGGCTACATTGAGGATGGATTCAACGACAATAACCGAGGTCGTCCTTGTGCTTGGACCCATGCTGAAGGTAAGATGTGGTTCGACATTGCTCCAGATCTAGCCTACAACTACATCCTCTACTACCAGAAATTTGCTCCAGTACTACTGTTTGACTCTGATACTCCAGGCATCCCTACAAGGTACCATTATGCTCTAGTACGTGGTGCCGCCGCTGTTGGGCTAGATGCTGAGAACCAAGAGGAAAGGGCTAATACTCAGCTACAGAGATTCCAAGATATCATCGATAGAGCTATCACTAAGTACACAATTGGCTCTGGTACTAGGTTCGGCACCGTTAGAAATGTGAGGAACTAATGGCCGTTGTAGCAACGGCTTCAAAGAAGCCACGTAAGAAGACTACAGTTGGTACTGTCACAGGTAGCAACCCCCAAGCTAACTTTGCGCCCCCAAAAGGGGCGTCAGTGGCACCTACAGGGCCTCCAAAGGGGCTCAACCCAACGACTATTAAGCCTGCTGTGCCTCCTGTTCCTGTATATGGTGCTGCTCCTCCTACTGCTCAGGGTCAAGGTATCCGTAGTGATGCTCAGAAGGCTATGTCAGGAGCTGACACAGACTATAGAGACTCTGTGTATAGAGCGGTCATGGGCCTCGGTGATCCTACCCTAATTGAGAAGTATAAG